AATTCATCAGCGTGTTAAAGACCGGATCAGCACAGCGAACCCAATACACTCGCCCAGGGTGGTTTGCGTAGCCAAGTTGAAGCAGATAAACCCAAACGTTGTACTGGCCCTGCGCTCCAATTGGGATTGGGTATTCCGTGCCGAACGTCATCCCGCCGTCATTCGACCACCGAAGCAGTAATTGAGGGTTGATGCCAGCCGCTAGGCACGCTTGAAGCGTTGCGCCAACTTCCGTACCGGTCGCCGCGTTGCTTATCGTAACCGTCGTATTTGCAACGATGGCCGTGATGAACGAGTCATTTGGAATGTTGGCGGAGCCGGTTACTAGCTGATTAACGTAAAGTCCGGTTGTGTCGGCAACGACAATAGTGGCTGACGTGTTGGTAAGGTCACCCGTAAACGTCACGGCTGCCGTTTGCGCTCCGACGCCCCGTTGGAGTTCAAATTCAATGCGATTGTGAATGGAGCGCTTGCCCCATGTCGGCCCGTGCGGAGTGATCCGGTCGCAGACGATGGGCTGAAGGATCTGGTCCCCGGTGATCGGGTCCGCGCCGCAGTCAATGTAAACGCCCTCCGCCATTTGGTAGATTGCGCCGGGGTTGCCGTCGATGCCGTTGCTGCCTACAAGATGCTTTCCAAAGCAGAAAGCATGGGACACCTCAGCGCGGCCCGGTGCGATGGATACAGCATCCTGAAGGCCACCGCCCGGCGCCATGTAGCTGCGTTCCGTCCAGATCGGCTTTCCAAGCAATGCCGATGCCGTCGCGTCGTAAAGCCACGTTGCGGAGATTACGTCGTTGCCAGCCGTAAGGCCAGCGTGCGGGAACGTGAATTGCACGAACTGGTGGCCCTGCCAGATATACGCAAAGCCAATAGCGTCATCAATTTGCGTGTACGACTGCCACCAGCGCTCCACGCCGAAGTTGCTGATTCGTTGCGGCTGGAACGCCGCCGAGCGCCAGCACGCCCGCTGCCCTCGCGCATCCTCGCCAATCCAAATAAGAGAATCATCAAGGGTGATAAACGCAGCCGGGGCCGCTATGCCAGTTTCGATGAACGTGGAATTGTAGCTGGCAAACGGATCGCCGCCAATACCGTTGCTACCGACGTTCTGATAAATCTGGGACCGTCGAGCGCCCATCAAGTAGATGTATTCCCGCCAGCTTTTAAGCGCCCGCAGCTTGTCGGCCTGCCCCGCGAGAATTGCCTTGTTGGCTGCGTTCCAATACTCTATTTGCCCGACTACATGATCGTCGTCGCCGCCCCATTGGAAAGCGTTCGAGTCCGGTATCACGTTGAGCGCGTAGCCGTCTTGGAAGCTGCCCGAGACGCACCCGAGGTAATCCGCGTTGCCCTGAAGGCTGACAAGCGAACCAACGCCCGCGCCGTCCGGAATGTAGTAGCCTTCTCCGCCGCCAAGCGTTCCGGCCCCAATAAAAATCTGTCCGTTACCGTTGGCGTACATGACGCAAGGCCCGCCGTCGTCTACAACGTCGCCAATGTCGATAAATGCGCCGGCTGAATCAATCTCAAATACTTTGGACCCGTTGACGCCAAAGCAGCGCCCGCGCAGTTCCAGCAGCCCGCGGTTAGGCTGATTGAAAGGAGCAGGCACCGGCAGCGTACAGAATGGCGCGTTGCCAGGGCATGGCAGCGCCAGCATCTTAAACTTGCCTTCGGAGTCCGCCGCCTCGTTGGGCACGAGGAACCAGTTCACCATTCGTTCAATTGCAGCTTGCGCCGACGCCAGCTGGTAACTAGGCCCAACGATTTGTGGAAAGGCTGGCATTTAACTTTGCCGCCTTGCGCGTTCCGGCAGATCCGGCAACATGGCTTTCCTTTGTGAGTCGATAGGTTTTCTGGCTTCCAGTCGTGACCGTTTTTGCAGTGAGTGCGTGGCGGCGCATCTCCGTAAATGGTATTGCGCACTCTTGGAGCTCCGACGACACGAAGCCGCGAGCATTCCCGGCAGTGGCGAGCTCCTGCTTTGCTCACCCAAGTGTTTTGAGGCGAAAACTCGTGGCCTATCTTGCAATGATTTTTTTCTGCCATTCGTTGCTTGTGAACTAAACCAGCCCGCCCGCGTTTGGCATTCTCTTTTCTCGTCACTGGTTCGAGATGATTGGGGTTCACGCATTTCCGATGGGCACAACTCTTGCCCCCATTGCATGACAGGTCTTTTGAATGGCATACGTGATCGAGCTCCAACCCATTCTGAACTGGGCCGACAAATGCCTCGAATGAATACCGATGTGCTCGGTGTAACTTCCCCCGCACCATGACTTGGCCATAACCCTGCCTGTCCAAGCTGGCTGACCAATGCCAGCAGCCCGTGAGCTCGTCCACGCAAATGTGAGCAAGTATTCGTTGTTGCGGCGTAGCGTTTCTGCTGGACTTCATTCTTTAATTGTAGCATAGTATGCTAGTATGGAGACCCTGTGAGCAAAAGTCCCCAGTCACATACAGCCCGCGTTGATTTCAGCGAACCGCCAAAGTCGTTACGCATCCGAGGCGATGGCGCATTGACGGCCTGAACCGCCGCCCGAGCCTTTGCCGCCTGTCCGCAGATGAACTGAAACGGCAGCTTGTTCACAAACACACTGTTCGTGGCAAGCGGCCAAAGTTCCCGCGCAAGGTTCCAAATGACAACTTCGGCATACCCTGGGGGCGCTGAATACGTCTGGGTCAAGCTGGTGGGTGGCGTCAGAAATCCCCATGTGAAGATTTCAAGCGAGTTGCCATTAAGCGGGGGGAACACGTTAATGACTCCCTGCGGAAACTGCGGGTCGTAATAGAACGAGGTCGCAACGTTAATGGCATTAAACTGCACCACCGGAATACGCGCCCATTCTTCCGCGCTCATCGGTGAAAGCGGAATGCGTGTTGGCTGCGTCGGGTTGGCGCTCGTCAGCAGCAAATTCATGCGAATGATTGACTCTGGACGCGGTCCCGTAAAGGACGCCACTACCGTGCCGGTAATCGGTCCGCTGGTCGTTGCGGCTGCGCTTAGTGTGATGCTGGTATCAATGCTGATGCCCTGAATGGTGGTCAATGCAGGGATTCCGCTGCCCGTGATGCTTTGCCCGATGTTCAGCCCTGCCGTGTTGGTGCACAACGCGGTAACGGAAGTTTGCAGCGTCAGGGCAACTGTGAAGGTCGGTCCGATGCTGAACTGGACGTTTTGACCATAGATCCCATCAAGGCTAGTTGAGGTGGAAACTGGGTAAACATAGTCTGGGATGCTGAAAGCGTTGGTCCGTTTGGCATTATAACCATCATAGATAACCTTCCAGGCATCCAGCCCATCGTTTAGCAGGTCGGCCCCTGCAGTGGCCCCTGGGCGAAGCTGCCCGCACCGGCGAAAAGCCTGGTAAATGTAGTCGCCGCACGTTACAAGTGCCATTAGGCACCCGCCACTGGCTGGCTACCGGGAGCAGCCACCATTTGCGGAGGCATCTGTCGATTAAATGAGTTCGTTGCCCGCAACCTTGCTTCGGACTTCTGCCCTTCAGCAGCCACAATTTGCGCCACCTGCGGCATAACGGCCACGCCAAACGTCGAGAGCAACCGAAACGCGGTGGCCCATTCGATAGCATCCTGAACCGACGGCGGAATGTTGTAGTTTGTCGCCAACGCCCAAGTGCTGAAGTTGACGGCCATGTCCAGTTCGAGCGCCACAGGTGCCGTGCTGGGAACCGGGAACAGATACAGATTCATCGTGCCGGTGCTTCCGCTGCTGAGATAGTCCGGGTAAATTTCGTCTGGTGTCCGCGCCGTAGCACCTAAATCGTTGTGGTCGTAGTACTTGCCAGCTTCCACAATCCTTATTTCATTGCGGTTGCCGGTCGTGGCGTAGATGGTCCCAGTTAACGTTGCCGTGGCTGTAGCCGCGTTGCTGATAGTGGCCGAGGTATTGGTAACGATGGCTGTGATAAAGCTGTTTGCGGGGATGCCTGCTCCAATGACCTGCTGACCCAATGCAAGGTTTGCCGTCGCCGGGATGCTGGTGAGCACCTTGCTTCCGCTGGTGGTTGTCGCCGTGAACGCCACCGTACCGAGCGCAAACGCCTTGTAAATCCGCGCCGGTCGGCTGGTAGCAAAGTCTCCACCGCTTCCGATGGAGTAGACGGCTTGCCCAGCGTTAAGCGCGGCCTGATACGTTTCCTGCCCCCAGATCAGCCCCTCGTCAACGCTCCACGCATTCCACATCACATTCAACACGTTGAGAACGGTATTTGAATCGGAAGCGCCAGCCGAACCATCCGGGGGATTTAGCCCCAAGTGGCTCATGATGTTGTTTGCGAGTTGTTGTCCAGATGGCATTTATTTCTTCCAGGCTTTGCGGGTTGCGCAAGACACTCTATTGCATTCGCGGCACTCTCGGGAATCCGCCCGGTTGGGGTGACGGTGCGTCAATGTGTTGCCAGTAGTGTATTCATGCCCCCGAGGGCAGTGTGTGATTTTAGACTTTGCGCAATTTATCTTGCGGTCAATTTTAGGCGCTGCACCGCGCAGGCAGTTTTCGCGATGCGTAACGGGTTCCATGTGGTCTGGATTGACACAATCACGATTTCGGCACAGGTGGTCAAGCTCTAAGCCGTGCTGGTGCTCTCCATGGAACAGAGAAAACGACACGCGATGCGCAAGTTGGCTTTTCAGCCTAACGCTAAGCATCCCGTACCCGTTCGGATTTTTGGCTGAAGTCCAGATCCAGCATGGTGTCCCGTTCCATTCTTTACCTGTCGAGGCGTCTATCTTTCGCAAAAACCGCTCAAATACGCTACCCTTTACGTAAGCCATGCGATCCTCCTATGATCGTTTGGTACAGGCCCTGCAAAGTGCTTCAACACTTTGCAGGGCTGTTATTATTTTACTCCGTTTTCTTCTTTGAGGTCTTCAGCAGTTCGGCCAGCATGTCGCGAGTTTCTTTTGCTTCTGCGGCCATGCGGTTCAAGGTTTCCTGCTGAACGACGATCTGAGCCTGAAGCTGATTGTTCGTGTCCATTAGGTTTTTCTTTTCCGTCGCCGGATCAAGTACCGCAACCTGAACGACGGGATATGGTTCGTCACGCCAGCCGTCCTGAAGCGCAACGGATTTTTCGGTTGCGTTCATAACGACCTTCTGGCCTTTCTCGCCGGGGTCGGGCTTGTAGAGCATTGTTGGGAAGCTCTGGTGAAGATAGGGTGCGCGGGGTTCGTTGTGGTCCAGCCCTTCGCTCACTTGAAGCAGCTCGTCGCCCTGCTTCGCATTGTGGAGGCGGTGTTCCTTGTGGGCCTGTTTGAAGCCCCCCGCCTGCTGCATACCGCCAAAAACCTGAATTGCCATATCGTCTCCAAACTGAAGTTGTTCCGGGTTCCTCGAATAATGCTGAGGAACCCGGCTGATTAGTGCCACTTACGGCACCTTAAACGTAGCTCGGCCAAAACTTGGCTGCGTTAGTGTCGTACAGGAACGTCAACGCCCGCCCGGTGACCGCCGTACCAGCCAAACCGATGTTGCCAGCGGTAGTCCAAGTAAAGTTGCCATCGGGGATGATCGTAAACGAACCGCCCGCGAATCCCACAGGGATAGTGAATCCGGTCACCGCCGCCGTTCCGTCCACATGGAATAGTCTGCCGCTGGGAAGAATTGCCCCAGCCGCAGATGAAACCAACGTAGTCGGACCGCTGACAGAGCCGGGGTTGTTCCAGCCTGGTTGCCAGACGCCATTCACGTCCTGAAGCCACTGAAGGCCATTGGTGGCATTAAGCCACGGAGTGACAACCGGAGCGCCGGGATACGAACCCGCGACGCTCGGATCTCCAACCGGATCAGTTTCAAAGAAACTGCCGTTGAAGTTCCCGCCAAAGTTGGCCGCCGCATTTGGAGAGGGAGCGATGACAACAATCGAACCCGTATTAAATGATTGGCGGAACAAGCTGGAACGCGCCACTGAAACCTGCGTCCCGCTGAGTCCAACCACGTCCATCAATTCGCCCTTTGTCTGGCCCGGATTGATAACGTAGATGGCTTGACGGAAGTTGGAAACCGGAGCCGTGAGATTGGTTGCCGAGGCAACCGTAAAGCTGGACGCGCCCTGATTGAACGATCCGCTTACTGTGGTTTGAGTGATGGTATTCGCCATGATGGTTTCTCCTTAACCGTAAACAACGCCCGCGAACAGATCCGCGTACGTCGCCCCAAACCCGTAAATCACATCAGATCGGTCAGTCTCATAACCCGCATACGGGCCGCTGGACTGCCACTGCTTGATGTTCCGAAGGAAGATGCCCGGAGTTCCCATTTCGTCACCGCCGACAATGGTGCATTCGACGTTAGACGGTTTGTGGAGCTTCAGGAACGCGGAGGTGTAAGCCTCCTCCTGCATGAACAGTGCCGTATTTGCAGTGGCACCGGAAGCGCCCGCAATCGTGATGATCGCGTTATCAGCCGGGGCGGTGCAATTCTGGAACTGGCCGCTGGAGATGATCGGCGGGTAGATCTGGATGGTAGCAGCGCCGCCCGAATCCGTGACGGCCTGAGTCACCGCAAACTGCATCAGGTTCTGGCTTCCGCTGTACACGTTATGCGTACCGCTTGGGTTGACCTTGAAACAGCCAGCAATGGTGAATTTGTCCGTGGTGGTAAGCGACAAGCTTGCAGCCGTCCAACCGTCAGTGATAAGGCTGGAGCCGGTCTGGCTGGCACCGTTCACGCGCCCGGTTCCTGCGTAGGTTCCCACGGTGATACCGGGAATCTGTTCAGAACGAGCGAAGGTGAACCCGGCATACTTGCCGATGACGCCTTCGAGATACGGCTTGGTCTGGTCGGGCTGGAACAACGTCTGGGACAAGCCCACCAAGTTCTGCTCGAATTCAGACGGCCAAATGATGGCGCGGTTCTGATCCGGTGCCAGCAGTTTGTTCAGCGAGGTGCGTGCCCCGTTGTAGGTGCTGGTCGAGGTCGGAAGAGTTCCGGGCGTGCCGACGAAGTTGGGGGATGTGGCCTGAATGAACTGCTCCAGATCGGCTTCGACCTGATTCGCAATCATGACGCCCATCGGACCTGAGTACTTTTTGTGGAAGCGGCTCATGTCGAAGAACAAGTTTTCGTCGGTGTCGTTGTAGATGAAATCGCCGCCGCGCCAGTACGAAATTGTCAGCGGGACGGTGGTCTGCACAACGGGTTCTGGTTGGAATCCTTGGCCCTGACGGCCCTGAGGACGCCACGGACGAGGGATCTGTAAGGTGGTACCGATTGGGGTGGACTGCTCGAAATACTTCTGATACTCCCGGCTGACCATGCGCAAGGCAGGGCAGTTGTTGTAGAGCACCCGAAGAGTTTCCGACGCCACTTCCTGCCGTACTGGCAGTGAATTGATAGGCATACCGCGCTCCTGAAAGTGAGTTCCGAGAACGTCTGGCTGTTATTGTCGAGCGCTGAGGTTATCTTCCGAACTGTGCCTGATTACGCTTCTGCATCCAGGCTACTGACCCGATTGCAGGTTCATCAGGTGCCGGTGAACCACCCCGCGCCGCAACTTCCGCTGACGGCTTCGGTTTAGCAGGTTTAACCTCCTGCTGCGGTTCCGCCCGGCCTTCCGGCTTCTGCGGGGTGCTTGCGGTCTTTACCTTTTCAGGTGTGGCTTGCGCGGCCTCAGGTTTATCATACGCCTTTTCGAGCCGTCCTTCAAGACGGTGAAAGGCACGGATCTGTTCTGCGGGCTTCAGGTCCAACATTTCCTGAAGTTTGTTGGGATGTTTTGCGAAGTGGTGGAGCGCGAACGCCCGAACGTCGCTATTGGATAGCAGCGCCATGAAGGTTTTTTGCTGAGTCGGGTCAAACTCTGGCGCGTCCTCGTCGTCCATCGCATTTTTCGCCACTTCGTCCCAATCGGGAATAAGCGCGATATCGGCGACGGCTTTTTCGTCCATCGCCTGCAAGTAAGCGGCGCGGGATTCCTGATCCTTCGCGTTTTCAGCCAATTGGCCCTGCTGTTTTGCTTCCTGCTGGCGATCCCACTTCTGGGTTGCCCGGAGGTATTCAGCGTCGGTGCCGTAGTCGCTGCGATCCGGCTCTGCGTCATCTGCGGGCGCTGCGTGTCGAGTAGCGCCGCGGAGCGTGTCCAGTTCCGCTTGAAGCTGTTCTCGCATCGCCTGTTCACGTCCAATGGCACGCTGAAGGCGCGACATGCTGCGCGACATGCGCGGCTGTTCGGGTTCTTCGGCTTTCACAGTGGCGACGGGTTCAGGCTTGCCCGGTGTCGGCTTCTCCGATTCCGTCACAACGGCCGGCACGCCCTTGTTTCGGGCTTCCATAAACGCCTTGCTGTCAAATACGGGTTCTTCTACTTCTACCTGTTCTGCTACTGCGCTCATAGTGATCCTTCTTCGCCCGTAGGCTCCGGTTGCGCTGCCGCCTCAACGGCTGGCATGTTCTCTTGCTGCTGCTGCTGTTGCTGGTCGGCTATCTGCGCCTGTTGTGCAGCCATCTGCTGTTGCTCAAGCTGGTCCTTTTCGTGAGCAATGTGGGTAATAGCCAGCGCATCAGCCGCCGCCCGCGCTTCATCCTGCTGCGTTGCCCCAATCTCTGCGATGGCCAGCTTTACAGCGTTGTTTTCCGATGCAATGCGCTCCCTTGATTCGATCTCGGGCATCTTCGCAGCCAACGCCTGCGCCAACTTCTGGATGGTTTCCTGAGATCCCTGCAACTGGGTCTGCATTACCTGAAGCTGTTGGCCCATCTGCTGCGGGGTCATTTCCGCGTTCTGGTCAGGTGCGATCAGATCCGCGATGCCTTCCATCTGCGGGTTGCCTTGGCCAATCATGCGAACCAGCTTCGCCGTAACTGCCGGGTTCGCAAGGATTTGCGGGTTGATCTTGATGGCTTCGAGCAGCATCGAAAGCGCCTGATCCTGACGAGTCTGGAAGTTCGGCCCCGCCACAACGCGAACAGAATACTCGCCCAGAGTAAGGTCGTTGCGCTTGCCCTTCTTGCCTGTCTGAGGGTCAATGCCATCAGCCGGGAAGATCTGGTTAATCGCTACCGTTTCATGCTGGGAGTCAGGCCGCACAATCTGCACAACCTGCGGCCCGGTCATAATCTTGGGGAAAATGACGCACATCTGCTGGTACATGATAGTTTTGACACGGTGCAAGTTGTCGGCATAACTGAAATTTGCCACGTTCGACTCGCTGCGGAGTTGTTCAATAGCCTTGCCAGACTGATTGCCCTTGTCCTCGCCCAAGCTGGACGAATACATGCTGGTGACGGCCTTAAATTGCTCAGTAAAGAACCCGCCCAGCGCCAGCAGCCATTGAATCGGCGCTTCCCATTGGTTTTTCTGCGGCGCCGGTAATAGAACCTGCTGCCCTAGTTCGTTTGTTGCGAACGTTGGCGTAACTTCGAGATACGCCCAAACTTCGGTGTTCGCAGTCTGCCAGCGCGGGTCGTCAAACTGGCCCTTGTAACCGATATACCCTGACTTGTTGGCAAGGCCCGCGATTTCCGTCGCCGTGGTCGCCACGTAGTTTAGCGCCCTGTTCGAGTCCAGCCCCGGAGAAATCAGGCTCAACCGATGCAACTTGCCGTCAATGTAGATTTCAGGCCCAAGAACGGGAAATAGCGGGATCAACGAACCTTCCCAATCCGTCTCGTCCAGCACTTCCAGCGCATCCACAAGGTACTTCTTGATGGTTCGCTTGGGTGCCTTGCGGCTGCGTGCTTCGTCGCCCGTCAATCGCTTGGCGTTGATCGGTACAGGCTCGTCATCGTAGCGCCAGATGTAGTCGGAGTACAGCCGGGAGGTCCGGTCTTCTTCCTCGACAAGGTAAAACTCGCAGACGTAGAAAGGGCCACGCCAGCGCCCGTCGCCGTCGTCACGCGCCCCGGTCCACTCAATCATGGACATGGTATCGTCAGTCCCGATACCCATCGCATCGCGTAACCAACCTTGCGCCATCTGGACGCCGCCTGGTTCCCTGACGCGCCGCTTTCCAAACGCCATTTCGTATTCGTCGCCCGAATACATGACAATTTTTCCTGCCCATCGCGCATCCTGACGATTCGCCATCCGCGCTTTCGGGTCAAAGAACACGGTACTTGGGTCTTCCACTGACTTGATGACGATACGCTGCCGGTCGTCCCGGTCGTTTGCGTACTCGGTCGCCATCTCGATTACGCCAAAACCGCTCGTGGCGCTGTACTTGATGGCCGTGGCGTCCGCAACTTCCGCCATACTGCGGTATTCCACCTCGCGAATCAGCCCCTCAATGATGTCGGGTTCTGCCGCGTGCTCCGTCTCGCCAACAGGCTTACATTGCGGCCCCGGAGGGTTCAGACGAACGTCGCCCTCCACCTGATCCACCGCAGGCTTGCACTTGTTAATGGTGATGTAGGGACGCCCGGCCTGTTTTCGGCTGGTGATTTCGCTGTCCCGCCATTGCAGATCCCCGCCAACATAGAAGCCAAGCCGAATGCGCTCTTCCTCGCGTATAGCGACGTTGGATTTCTTCCATGCCGCCCAGCAACGTCGGGCGAAAACGGGGATCTGGTCTTTAGGGATGGTCGGCATTTAGTTCAAGGGTCGCATATTCTTCGGGACTTTCCCGTCAACGCGGAAGGAACCGTTCACAGCCAGCGACGTTTCGCCTCCCGGCATCACAATCGCCATTCCCGCCTCAATATCATGCTCGTAGATTAGCGAGGCTGACCCATGCGCCAATGACTTGACGTAATCAAGCGCGTGACCGTGGCTCAGGAACAGCCGCGATTCCCGCTTATTCGGGTTGAAGCCCTCAACACTCATCTTTTCCGCGCATTCAGCCGCGTACATGCCATCGGGCAGCGTCCAAAGGGTCGCGCATTGCCGCGACGGAATCAACAGCAGCAAATGCGTAGCGCCTGCCGGGATACGGTCCTTGATGCGCTCGAATACTGGCGCAAGGTCAACTATCTGTTCACTCATGCGCGTTCACTTCCAAGCTCGTTCTGTTTCTGCACTCTGTTTAGCTCCTCCATCTCGGATTCCTTGCCTCACTTCCTCATGCGTAAGTATAACGCCCCGCGCGGCCAATCGCTGCTGTGCTTCGACAGCTTGGCAGTTCAGGCACCGGCGCTTGTTGTCCGATACCTGCCGCCCGCAATTGTCCGCGCAGGGCTTACTCATTACCGCGTCACGTCAACAGCGAGGCCGTAGGTGCCAGCCGTAACGCTGCCGCTGATGGCCGTCACGTTGCCGGAGTCGGTCGCGTTCCAGTCGGTTGCCCCGAACACGCCAGTTTTCGCGCCCACGAGCAGGACCGTGCCGCCATTGCTGACGACCACGAAAGCCTGGGTGAGGTTGGTCGAACTGGAATCAATCGGGTTGACGAACTGCGTATCCTCGAACACGAGTTCGCGGTCCAGCGAAGCAGCCGGAGCACGCAGGAACACGTTGTTCGTCGCGCTGTTGGTGTAGGTTGTCACCCGGCAATTACGGAACCAGTTCCGGGTCGCCGCAGCCGAGCAGACGATCTGAGAGTTTGCAGCCGCCCCGAGGGTGACCGTGTTCAGACCGATGGTGCAATCCTGAAACAGGTTCTCAGCCGCACCAGCCAGCGAAAGCGAGTAGGCACCCGCGATATCGTTTGCCGCGTTGCCGAAGCCCGCAATGTGGCAGTTCTCAAATACGTTGCGCTGGCCAGAAACGACCATGCAGCCGAGAGGCAGCGCAGAAGCAACGCCCATGAAAAACTCGATGTTGCGAAACGCGCAACCGCTGGCGCTGACGTTGATGAGCGCCGCAGCCGTCGCGTAGGTCGAAGCAAACGCGATTCGTGAACGCTGGCTGTAAATCGGCCCGTCGTTGACGCCGATCAGGTGGACCAGATCCTTGTTCCACAGGAGCGAAGTCGTCTGGTAGTCCGTGGTTTCCGCCGCCGCGTTGCCGGAAGCGCAAAGCATGATGGTGTCGTTCTGGCCCGCTACGCACTTTGAGAACGCAGCCGGAACCGAGCGATACGGGTTTTCCCGCGTGCCGTTTCCGCTCACGTCATCGCCTGTTCGCGGGTTGACGAAGAAGATATTGCCCTGCGTCGGAAGGAAGGCCGAGGCGAGGGTGTTGATGGTGCTTAACGTGGACTGCTGGAGCGATCCGCCGTTATTCTGTGTGGTGAGTGATGGCATTGCCGGTTACTTCTTTCTCCGGGTAAATACTGGTCCCGGTGCCGTTTTGCCCGGTTTGGGCTGCATGTCTTCGATAGATCCGGTCGCGTCCGAGGATGGCTCGTACTTCGCCGCCATTTTTGAAAGGTCGATCATCTCGTGTGGCGTGAACAGATGCGAGTGTTTTTCTTCCAGAGCCGCTATGCTGGCCCACGCCCTACGGTCAGCGACGGCCGGCGCTTCTGGCGCGACAATCTTCCCGATGCCGTCGCAACTCTGGCACCAGTCGCCGCTATTGCCGCAGGTCGGGCAGTTGACGATCACCTTAGCAACGCTCCATCAGGTCGCCGATGTTGACCTTTTCGCCGCTCTTGCCCTTGGCTTTCGCCGCCGCCTGCATCTGCGCCGCCGTCATGGGCTTCTTCTTCGGTGTCGGGTGTGCCATTTGGGTTGAGGATATCACAGTTTAGCCGAACGGCGAATACGCGCGTTGATAGGGTCGAGGCGGCGCCGGCGGCTTTGGTGGTGCCATCGGCCCGGTCTTATATCCCATCGCGAATGACCGCAGCGCGTCCGCCCCGTGCGAGTTGTCGTCGTGGATCGGCTCCCGCGTCAGGCTCCGGTCGCCTGTTTGCGGGTTCACCGTGGCCGTTTCGCCGTAGCGGTAGTACCGGAGGCGGTTCAGGCCGTCCGCGCACTTGTCCGCGTCAAACCAGCACGTCCCGAGCATTTCGCGCACCTTGTCGATGCCTGAATCCCGAGAAGCCCGCGGCAGGATCTGGACCTTCCGGCCCCGCTGGTGCATCGTGGTTTCGAGCGCCCCTGTTAGCACTTTGCTGGCAGCATCCCACGGGAAGTAGTCCTCACCGTAGCGGTAACCCTTTGCCTCGCATAGGCTTAGGTAGTGGTCTAACGGTTCGTGCCGCGCCTCGTAGTAGTCGATAACGCGATGCTGGCCAGCAATCGACTGGATGAACCAGACGGCCATGATATCGCTATCCCCAAGATCCCAACCGCATCGGACCACAACGCCGGGAGTGTGCGCAACCTGGCCGATACGTCCCTGAGATTCTGCCAAGCGCAGCTGAACCGCGTAGACGGAGCCGGTGATGTTGCGTTTCGGCTGGCCTAAGTAGACGTGCGCGAATTCGTCGGGGTCTTCCCGCTCCATCTGCGCTCTTTCCGTGTCCAAGACCTTCGAGCGCCACGGGTTGTCTTCGTAGTTGATGACGATTTCGATGAATCCCGCATCAGGTGGCCGCAGGACGGTCTTCTGCCACGTTGGATCGGTTTCCAGTGATGGGTTCCACGTCAGCCAGATCTCCGAACCTTCACGTCGGACGGTAGGCGGCACCTTACGCCATGAATCGGAACTCATGGTCTGCGCTTCCTCCACCCAGACGATGGTCGCGCCTTCCAGCGATTTGAGCGCGTCGGGGTTTTTTAGCCCGCGGAAGACGATTTCAGTTCCCGTTCCGCGGTGCCTGAGCAGCGCCTTTTCGATGTGCCAGTGCTGCGTCATGCCGAGCGCTTCGATCTGGTCGCAGAGCAGCCGGTAAACCGAGTCCTTGATGCTCTCCATCGTTTCCCGGCAACAAACGATGAATTCCTTCCCGCTTGCGCCCTTTTCAAGAAGCGCCCGCGCCACGCCCCAGCTCTTCCCGCCGTCGCGCCCGCCGCGGATAGACTTCCAGCGTGCCGGCGTGAACAATGGGCGGAGCTTAGCAGGGAATTGGACTGTCAAGGTTTCCTCATTCGCCCCATGGTCGCATTCTCAACAAGCCGGATGTCCTTGTTGGCATACGTCCAGCATTCCCCGGAAGACACGAGGAACGTTACCCACTGCAGATCCTGGTCCATGCCGTAATCGATGACCAGATGCGCTTGTGCGTAGCCGCCGGGCGTCCATAACGGGATAGGCGGGTTCAGCTGGGTTATCAATTTGGCTCGATGAATTCCAGCCGGTGCGTCACCTGGACCGCGCCACCATCTGGCCCGCTGAGCGTGGTCACCTGCGCTGGCTTCGCAATGCAGTAGCTCCCGAGATCCCGCGCCGCCCCGAGTACCGCTTGAGCGTTCCGCAACGGCTTGCGCATAATTCGAGCCGTCACCAGCAGCGCCTCGCGCTCCAGATGCAGCTTGAGCGCCGCGGTGTCCATCGACTCGAGGTCTGAGATGTCCGCCGGCGTGTCCGCGTCATCAGCCTTCGGCGGATGCGGGTTTTCTCGATTGTTGCGCCGGAACGCCGGGGAACTTCCTACTCTGCCCATGCCCACATTGTACGCCAATCGCGCAAAGTTGACACGTCACCTTAAAATCGCTACGCTTAGAGCGTCTCGCGCCCCTCAGTACTAGTTACCTCTAAAGCTGAGTAGTCTTGGCCCTCCCGCGTTGCGGATCACCAGCGGCTGGTTGTTGGGGCTTTTCCCCTATCCACCGAGGCGCACCGCTCGCCCTACTTCCCGCAGAGGCAAAACCAAGGGAACGCGAAAACGGACGCCCTGAAGCTTTTTTTCTCCCCCCCTGAAGCTTCTGTTCCATGTTGCGGCCTTGAGTTGATGCCCGTTCCCGTCCTGAGTCACCCGCAAAAAAAAAGAGCCAGAGCTTAACTTTCCTCTTGCTTCATCTATGCAGCATAGTTTATGATGGAACATAGGAGATACGAAACAATGGAAATAGTAATCACAGCAGCAATGGAAGCGCACTCAAAGGGTGACGTGATTGACCTGCCATCACGTGAGTACCGTACGCGGGAGCAAAAGTCTTACGGTCCCGACACTGTGATCCCGGCTGGCGGGTGGCACATCGTGACAGGCACCAAGGCTGGTACGAAAGGCACGATGGGAGGACGCCGCGCCAGTTTCTACCTGCGGCCCGCAACAGATCATGAAGTAGCCACTCGACCCGGACGTATCGATCTTGGCTTTAATCCTGCACGCGAAATCGGACGCGCTATCGCGGTCGGGTCCGAATGGCTGCATGTTGCCAAAATTGCGCACGTCACGGTCCATTCGGCTAACATCTCAGGCCGCGCGTATGTTGGCTTGGGGCGGTTTGTGTCAGCGACTGAGGCTGAGCGCCTCAATGCGGCATGGTCCAAAAAACAGGCGAAGGCACTCGCCGAACTCACGGCCAAAGTCCAGTCTGATATGGACGCGGAAGGCTACGCCGCATGATCCCCGCCTCCGACCTCTCTGTCCTGCTCCCCTGCGGTCACTATCTGACGCAGGCAGAGCTATTGCGCCTTGCTGCCAGCATCGCAGGCAAGCGCAGCGCCGGTATCTCGCGGGGACCGCGCCCAGGTACCGGACGGCCCGCAAAGTTGTCACGCTGCCCGAAATGCGGGGACCATTTCGGGGTCGTGGCCATGCGGAAACACCGCTGCAAGACAGTTTGATTTATTATTGCATGTGCTATTGCGTATCGCTATTGCGCTTTGCTAATATTTAGGAGTGGCAGACAGCCACTGAGGAGAAAAAAATGACGACACTGGAACTAAAGCAGGTACAAGGCAGCACGATGACGGAGCTGGTTGATCGGCTTGCTGCCATCGACGCAACAGCCGACCACAACGGGGGGCTGAAGCTGGACAACCTGCGAGAGCACCACAACATTACGGATGAGATCAAGCGGCGTAAACTCCGTACGCGAATGGAGGCTATGTCCGCAATTAGCGCCACTATCGGCGACGATGCCCCGCGCCACAGATCCGCCGATCTGGCGTATGGTTCGCGCTGGAATGAGTACCAGCAATGAGCACCGCCCACCTCACGCCCGAGAGGCGCTCTGAGATTGCACGCAACGCAGCCCTTGCCCGCAAGGGCGGGGGCAATCGCGGCCCTGCGCCCTGCCACTCACCGGACGACCCGACCTGCAAGCGTTGCCGTGCACGGGCGTCCGAAAAGCGGTGCCGCGCCGCACAAAAAAGTGGGTTGGTGCCTCTCAATTTTCTGCATCTCGACGCGCTCCATGCGCGACTGGGCCACGAACGAGCACGCTGGTGCATGGAAAAAACAACCGCAGAACGTGAGTCGCGCCGCGTTACCGTTGCCGGCATTGAGCGGGAGATCCAGTGCGAGCTGGAATCGCTGGGGTTTGGCGCATGAGAGCCGCGCTGATGGCCGTCTTGGCCGTGCTGGTGGGTCTGGCAGTGGCGTCGATACCGCTACTGCCCATGCTGTTCTGCGGTGCCGAATGACGCCGACTGAGGCCCGCCGCGCTTGGTACCGTGGCATCGTGCGCGAATTCGGCAAACGCGGAGCCGTGGCGCACTGGCACGAAAATCGTCACGACTTGCTGACAGGGACTCCCGAGCTGGAGTCCCTGTATCGGCAGTATCTGGCGGCAATTCAAGCGGCCCGATTAGCGTTTGCCGGGGCTTAACGGCTCCGGCTTGTTCAGTTCGCTCATGTTCGTCTCCATTTCAAAACTCCAGCACTTCCTGCGAAAGGCGCTTTGCCGCGATCTCGCACGCCGCCTCGTCGTTCGGCCAGCCCGGACACCCACGGCAGTACCAGCAGCCGCAACCAGGCCACGGTATCGCAGGTTTACCGCCCATGCCGCAAATCTCCAGATCCTCCGCGAGAGCCTGCCGCAGCCCGCGTTCCTCCGGGTGCCCCGCCAGCAGCAAGGTCGCGGCGTGCTGTTTGCGCGTCCCTGCACCGCTGAAGTTCCGCGCTCACTGGCCAAAGTCGATAGTTGCCGTTGGGCTGGCTTGTGGCCCTCCATACCGCCTCGGAAATTAGGGCCGGTGTGGCAGTGAGGATAAATCGGGCGTATGTCAGCCTGCTGTCATTAAGCGCCACCCATTGGAAGTAAAAGTCATCGCTGACAACATCCCACCACTGCTCATCCGTCAGCCGCCCCATCAACTCGTCCGCGTCGTCGCGAACATGGAATGGGTCGAATTCACCCAAGCAGGCCGGAAGCCCCTCGCAATCAAGCCAGCATTCCCGCCCGCAGGAGTCCGCCCCCCACGTCCATCCCATGACCTTCATGGCCAGCTCTATCGTTTTCTGTTCGTTCGTCACTTCCATGTCATCCCCGTCCTTTTCTCCAACGCTTCGAGTTCGTCCAACCTCTTCAGCCGCCGGAACGTGTAGCCCGCCGTTCGGATGTGCGCCGGTCCATACTGGTTTAGATTGGCCGCATAGATCCGCGCATACCGAAGGTTCGCCGCGTCGTGCGTCTCGGTCGCCTGCTGGATTGTCGTGGCAGGTTTCATTTCATCCTCGGATCTCGCCGGGCGTCATCTGCTGTTCTCATCGTCGTCATTCTGCCCTCTGGTCAAACCTTGTTATCGTCTTCATGTGCCAAAGCTCATCGGCAGTTCCCGCGGCCCCGTACCGATTTTTCGCCAGCTTCAACCAGCTACGAATCGGCCCGGTCGCCATTCGTTGCGGGTCTTGTTTTGCCTGTGCAAAATCATCGGAGTCGTAGTACAGCAACATGATTCCAGCCGCGTCCTCTTCGATTGCGCCAGAACCACGAAGATCGGACATCTCCAGCTCCATCCGCTTATCAGCCGCGCTGTTTCGACTCACCTGAGACACAAGTATCAAAGGAACATTTAACTCGACGGCGATTTCCTTTGTGGCCCGAGAGATAGCCGTGAACTTCTCATAGTCGCCACGTATGCGGCCCGTTGCGCCCATCAGTTGCATGTGATCGACAATCACAAGTCCGATACCTGCGCGGTCCTTCATGCGCTTTGACTCCTCCACCAGAAACTCAGGCGTTACCCCTGTTTTTGTCGTGACGTGAAACGGAATGCGGGAAAATTTATCGGTTGCTTTGCGGAGCGCAGATTCAATCTGCCGCACTTCGTCGTGCTCCGGGCGAAACTTGCGAAGCCATGCGTATCTGGTCAGGTCCACTCCCGCCTCTATCCCCGCCATGCGCTGGAATGCGTCCCGGTGCCCCATCTCCATCGAAAACAGTAACGGCGGCACCCGGTTGGTAATCGCGGTACCGGCAAACTGAAGAGCCAGCGATGTTTTCCCCTGCCCGGTGCGTGCGCCGATCACATACACCTCACCTGGCCGCAATCCCTTTAGCCGTTCGGTCAGCGACGGGAATGGCGTCGGGATACCCTCGACCTCAACTGATTTCCAGAACGCATCGAATCCGCCGGCCTCCCGGATGGCCTGAGTGAACGTTCGCATGTACTTGTCGTTGACGTGGGGGATTTCGCTGTTGAACGCCCATTCAGGCGTCCATTCCTCCGCGTCTCGCCAAAGCTGCCGCAGGTCCGATCCGGTCTTCCCTGATGCCAGAAAATCGGATACATCACCCTTCAGCGGCAGATCCGGCATCTCGACAATCTTCACAGATGCCGCCACTGTCGCTAGCAGCCCCGCCACAGCCTCAGCGTGCTTCCTCCCTGCCTCGTCGTTGTCGGGGAAGATTGCGACGTGTTTAGCGGCGAAATGCGGGACCAGTTCCGGGTGGAAGTTTCCGGCACCGCCGTTGTTGCAGGTCGCCACCCATCCGGCGCGTATCAGATTTAGGCAATCCTTCTCGCCTTCGCAAATGCCGACAACGTTAGCCTCCAGCATTTCCGGCAGGCGAAACGGCAGTGAAGTGACATTGCCAAGTCCCCATTTCCACTTCCCGCCCGGTTCCGGCCTGCGTTGCAGGAAACGCTTGCGCCCGTCAGCCCCCGGAGTTTTCCTCACCACCTGATAAACCAAATTCCCATCGGCATCACGGTAATCGTAAGTCGCCACGATCTCCCTGTCCTGCCAATCGTCTTTCGGTCGCCCTACGATTTCGTAGACAGTAGCCTTCGCCGCTACAAAGTCGCACGCGGAAAGCTCCATCTCCAAACTAAACACGTCCCAGCCCCGGTTGCACTGCGAATGGCAGTATGATCTTCCGGTTTCAGGTTCCAGCGAAAAGTTGAGATCCTTGCCATCATGCACGGGACACGGCCCGCGTACATCGCCCTGAATTTTCCGCAGCCCCGGCACCCGAACCCGGTAGTATTGGGCGATTTCAGTTTCAGTAAGTTCGATCACCGGATGAAATCCCCTTTCTTGAAATTCCTGATAATCGCGTCTGGATGTGGGCGTCCGCCAAGTTGCCCCGGCCATAGCTCAACGCCCTGCGTTGCAAAAAGCCCCTGATCTGGCGCGTCTTCCCATCTCGCCCCATTGATCCACGTTGCCGCGTGAATCGGTCGCTCCATCGCTGCGATACGTGCGGACTGCGTTTTTACCCCTGCGACCACCTTTTGGCGATCTTCCGGCTTAACCTTCCGCGCTGCCACCATCGCCGCTTTCCGGTTTCGCGCTACAGGCCACAACGGCCAGAACTCTTTGCCGAACCACGCATCTGATGCAGCCACGGCAGTGGAGCGTTTTTCGCTCGATGCCGAAGAGGGTTTAAGGTTTTTCTGTTCTGTATCTGTATCTGTATCTGTATCTGGTGGCGTTACCGCAACAGTTTCACGCCGTTCCTGTAACGTTTCACGCCGTTCCCGATGCTTTCTGACGCGCTCTGTAGAAGAATCTGAAACGTACTGGCGTTTATCCCAATTCGTTACACGCCATGTTTCACTGATAAAGCCCTTCGCCAAAAACAGCGCCTTCGTTTCTGCCAGTTCATCCGGCGAAATCCGCAAAGCCCAAAGCAATTCCGTTTCATGGAACGTTGCATTACCGTTACCAGAACGCAAACAGAACAGCATAACTAAACGGCGCTGCATGTGTTCTGGCATCGACTGAACCTTGGGATCAGTAGCAAACTCGGCGTATAAGCGGAACCACCCGTAAGCCTTGGTCATCAGCAGCCAAACCTTTCAGAGCGGGACTGATACACGGCGTCCTGATACAGCGCGGAGAACTCATCACCAGCCCCGTAGCATGGCGCAGCGTAGAAACGTCCTTCGCGTGCGGCCTTGCTCCACCAGTGGATATCCAGACTGTATGTCAGCCCGTCATCGAATCCGCCAGATACCCCACGGTACGCCTTGAAGTCTGGAGGGCCAACCAAAAACAAAACATCGACCTTGCCGTTAAGTCCGAACCGCTTTGACTTGTCCTCAATCTGGAGAATGCCGTCCGATGGCTTAACCTCACAGAACCATTTGAAATCTGGGAGGTAGAAGTCTGGCAGGTAAAGTTGGCCGTTCGGCAACATCAAGCCTTCAGGTTCATACTCGAATCGAATAGGTAGCGCGTCATAAAATACTCCCCACCTCGCCTCGGTTCGGCTGCGGAAAGTATAACCCTTGTAGCGCGTCGGAATTGCCGTGATGCGCTGCGTTGGGTCAAACGCTTCGGACCTTCGCAGAATTTCTTCCGGGTCCATGCCGTTATCAGGTGCCGGGGCACCGTCGAAAGTTTCCATTGTTCTTGTCCTCTTGCCCTAAATTCGGAAGGATGGCCCGGACGGTGAGGGACAAGACCCACCGCCCGGTTGTATGCCAAAATCCGCGTCGGGGATCAATCCGACACTACTATTCTACCACTCTTTCGGGGTGCGGGTGGCGGCGCTTCCGACGCCTGAGGAGCCGTAGCCGGCACTCGCCGATCCCGCTCCCCCGAAACTTGCAATGTCGAATCCCTCTGCGGGGATTAACTGGTACTCAAACAGCCCGTTGCTTATGTACCGCCGATTCACAGTGTGCGCCCCGAAGCGGTCTTTCCGCAAGTGCCTGAATTGCGCTGTGATCGAGTTGGAGGAGTCGCCGGGGAGCATCCGCTCAAGTTCGGAAATGGTGTACCAACGCTGATCTGCCATCGCTGCGAACACCCGGCGGCACTGCCCGGTCAGCCGCGCCTGGTCCCGGTCGGCGTCGTAGGCTGGTCCGTCGAACAGCAGTTCCATTTGTCCCGTCATCGCGCCTCCGGCACGCCGCTCACTTTCTTCCGCCTGCCCCGCGCCGCTTCCCGTTTTTCAGGCGACAGCGTTTTCATGTACGCACGCTGGTAAGCGTTGCGGATCTGTTTCCGGCAGTCAGCGGAGCAGGCGTGATGCGATGGCCCGGTCTTGGTAAATGGCTGCTTACAGTGCAGGCAGGGCGCTTGGCCGTACTCGCGTTCACCGCAGGTCATTTCTGCGATAGGGTCCGGGTTCACTGGCGCGACCTTCCCACGCTCCTGAGTGATGCGCCCAATGGCCCGAAGTCGCTCGACAGACGGCCTGTGGATGTCCGGTGGGGCTTCCCTGTCAGCGACGTGGATAACGCGGACTGGAGCCATTCCGTAATGATCCCAGTTGCGCCATGTTGGGTTGAGTTCCGCGTGTTTTGCATCGACCCGCGCCCGCATGTCTGGCGGCATCATCGCCCGTAATTCGTTGATTCTCTTTCGTGCGTTCACTTCGCCGCCCTCTTTGCTTTCGCTTTAGCCTTCGCTTTCGCTTCCGATGCAGCCTTGCCACGAGCCGCACACTCGGGCAGTTTCGCCGCCCAGCTACCCTTCATAAACTCCACGCCGCAACCGCAGGCGCACGGGGCCACTTTCGGCCATGCGCCGCCAAAGTTCAGGGCTGGCTTTCGTTCGCCCATCGGGTAAAATTGAGAGTCATTCCGCATCATCGCACCCACCCGAATACCACCAGCACAAACACGCCCGCCAGCGCAGTAAGTGCCAGCGCAGAGACGTGCTTCCAATGCCGCGCCTCGTTCCGGTACCGCGCCCGTTCCTGCGCCAGTTCTACCGCCAAGTCTTCGCCCTCCATAACTTCCCGCGTCAGCCGGTCGTTGGCAATTTCCGTCACGAGGCACATCTCGCACCCTGCGTCAATTCCACATTCCTTTACCCAGTTCGATATCATGCCATCCACCTTTCCACTCTGATTACCGCCCCGGCAGGCACCGGCGAATATTGCGTTGCGTAGTGTTTCCGCGCCTGAACCGAACATATGCGCGAGTCATCCTCGAACACGCCGGCGTCTGTCAGCGCGTCGAACGTGGACCGGAGGAGCTTGTCGATGTCCGGTTTCACCGAATGCGCCGGCCGTCGCTTGCCCGTTTTCGGGTGAACAAAGTAGAAGTCCACCTCGATTTCAACCGGCCCAGCAAACCCGCGCCCGACCAGAACCTCAATCGCGGCCCACTTGACGGCCTCGCGCCACGGCTTCACCTTTTTCGATGACTCGATCATCACCCCGCGCCCGACATGGCGTTTTGACCCTTGCGGTGCGGGAACTCCGTAGACCGTAATCGTCATCGGATTACCGCCGCGTTGTCGATGGCCTTTTGAATCCCTGCTTTGCACTCCGCATATCGTTGCGACATCGGCGCAAATGGGTTATCTTTCTGCGCTTCCGGTCGCCGCGATGCCAGTTCGTTCAGCGTGGTCATGGCGTCGGCCAGATACTCGCGCAACTTGTCGTCTAACGTGAACATTAGAGTTCCGCCCGGATCTTGCCCAGCAGAAAGTCCCTCTCCGCAACCGGAACTGCATCCCATGACTCATGGCCGAACACTCCCACTAGCCGATCAACTTCGCCCTTGTGTACGTCCACCAGCGATGCGTACAGCTTGTCGGTTTCCTCGCGGTCAGCCGCAGCCAGCCTGATGGCCTTCAGTTCCGCTGCCAGCGCCGCGTAGGCCGTCCGTGCGTTGTCCATCGTCAACTGGTTAGACTTGGCCGCGCCGAACGTCTTCAGCACGCCGTAATACCGCGCCTCGCCGCCCAGTTTCTTGAACTCCGCTTTGATGTCCTTAAACGACTCCAGCGCCTTAAACGAGATTTTTGCCGGTGGCGCTTCCATTTGCGGCTGTTCGTCCACAAACTCGGCATCATGCACCGGCGGCGCTTCGCCCTTCATCTTGGCCAGCTTTGCCGCCGCAACGTCCTGCTGCGCTTCGCGTGATCCTGTTGGTTCCTGCGGGCCGATCTCTTCCTCGGTCACCACGCCATTGATTGAGAACGAACGCTTCAGCGCCAGAACTTCGGCAACCTTCGAGATCATCGCAGACGGGTATGTCTGCCACACGTTACCCGCTTTTTTGTACTCGTTGTAGTACGCCTCGCACGTAATGGGATGGCTTCGGTCTTTCCTGTAGACGGAACACGTCGCCTTGACTGGCTTGCTCTGCGCGTCACGTTCAACCTTTGTATCCATGCCGTCAAACATCGGATGCTCATTCGCAACTCTCAGATAGCCGTCGCGCCCCGCCATCACGCCAACACCAGGCACAAACCATATTTCTTTCAAAAAGGGGTCCAACCCCGTGCGCTTGCAAACTTCGATAAACATGCGAAACTGCGGTACTGTCGCGCCTTTGCATACCGTCTCTTTCAGCGTGTTCAGCATTGTTTCATCGTTGTAGCGGTCCACGGCCCCGCCGTCCTGCTTCGCTAGTTCGTTCGTCATTTCGTATCTCCCTCTACCTTTGCAACCAAGTACCCGAGACCCACTGCAACCAGCGCCACAATCCACGCAGCCAGCGCCACATACGCCAACGCTTTCACTGGTCCCACTCATTTCGCTGCGAACGCCGCTCCAATTCTTGCCGCATCCGCTCGTCCTCTGCACGCTCATCCCGGTTCGTCAGGCTTGCCACGCCCAAAGCGCAGCCCAGCAGAATTGCACCGGCCACCAGCGCAATCCAGAATGTGTCCATTATTTCGCCCCCATCAGAGCCAAGTACCCGGCCATCGTGGGAGCGGAGACAAACGCCGCGCATTCCTGCGCGTGGATCTCGGCGGCGCACGTCAAGCAGTCGCCGCCCTTGTTGAGTTCGTCGGCCTCGCAATACTGCCAGCACGAGTCACAGCGGACCTGCTCCGGTGCGTCAAGATCAACGCCGTAATTTGCCGCAATGCGGTAGTCTGCGCGGGTGAAACCGCCGTCGTGGTTGTCGTATGGGGTGGGCATGACCATAGATTAGCACGAACAAAAAGGTTTGCAACAAATTTGTTTGAAAAATGTTGCCTTGTGCTATGATTGCCTTTATGAAGAAACCATCCGACACGCAGAACGTAGCCATCCCGCACGCTTTGCATAAGAGAGTTAAAACGGCAGCGGCACGCAAGGGCGTCTCAATGCGCATCTTTATTGCTGCTGCCTTGACTGAATGCTTGAAGGTGACCAAATGAGGTCCGCGCTAAAGCTGCTGCTGGGCCTGTTGGCCCTCGCGCCGGTTCTGGCCGTGTGCCTGCTGGGGAGCGAGTGATGGAAAGGTTGCACGGTTACGCGCTGCCGTTACGAGCGAACAGTGACCAAGTGGCGGACGCCAATGGCGACGGAGTGGCAGAAGTGGGAGGAAAAGGCATGATCGAGATCACGAGCAAAGCCGACCTGAACCGGGCGCTGGCCAACGCGCTGCACCCGGAGCCGCCAGCGTCGGAGCGGCGGGCGATACACGAGAGCGGGGTTTGGCGGTGGGTTAAACCGCAGGCTGGAATAGGTGGGGCCGTCGTCCGGTTTAGCGGCTGGGAGCCTGCCGACTTCTGCGGCGACCCGTGCGCGTCGAAGCTGCTGCGGGACCGGATGCGGGCGTTGAATTTCTGCTACCGCTTGACCTGCCAGAAGAGTCGCTACTCGGTTGCCATAGTTGAAAGCGCAACCGGATACGGTGAATTTCACGGTCTATTCGGCGAGTTGATCACGTTTGCCCTCGCCGCTCTCCGCGCCCTCGGGGTGGAGTTTGAGCTCTGCGAAGGCTGGGACGCTCGATGAAACACATAGTGGGATTTTCAGGCGGGATCGACTCGCAGGCGTGCGCCAGATGGGTGCGAAAGCAAATACGGTCTGTGCGAGTAACGTAAAAACCCCCCGGTGACGAGCCGGGGGGCGAGGAGAATCACAGGGGAATGAAACTAATTCAGGATAGCATTTAGGGCGCTGTTACCGCAGCCGCCTTGCTGGCCACTTGTGGCGCTGGCCCGCCTACCGGCAGATTGCAGGTCGCAGCCTGGGTAATGATCGGAGTTGTCTCCACGTCAACCGCTTGGCCGTTTGGCGCTTCGTTTATCGGGCATTTGCACGACGCCAGCATCACGCCCGTTGGCTTGCCATCTGGTCCGATTGCCTCGCCAGCAGGACTACACGCGAACGAATAACACTGCGCCATGCCTTCAGGCAGCGTGTCGCATACATACGGCGAAGCGGTCGTTCTGTGTTTCCAGTCAGGAGCCTGCGGGATGTTCTTTCTGATTGAGTACGCGCTCCAAACGCCCGTCTTGCCATCTACCATTACTGGATCTACGCACTTGTTGCCCTGCGGCATGTTGCCGGTGCCAGGGGACGATACGGACGGCCCTCGCATGATCGGACACAGGCAATCAGCCGCCTTCCACGTCGTAATCGTGCCCATCGTGTTGACCGTGATTTCACCCTTCGCTGGGGCGCAATTTGTCGCAGCGCACAACGCATAATCGTTTGTGCAAACCTGCACGGGCACGGTAGCCACATCGCGTGGGCGACACGAAGACGTAATGAGGATGGCAAGCAGCGCGGCGTATTTCATTTTAGTTTTGTCCTGTTGAGCTTAGGATTTGGTACGCGAAGGATAATTCTACTGTGATTCGGCTGGCTGGTCAACGCCCGTGATCCAGCTCTAAGGCTGGCGCAGAAAGCAAAAAGCCCCAGTTTGCACTGGAGCCTCTGCTATTTTGCCGCCTCTGTTTATGGGATACTAGAGGTGTGGCTGGATGTATTCAGCATCCAAACCACGGATGAACAGCGGAGCAAACCGCGCCCATCCATTAAGGAACAACGTTATGCCAAACGCCGATCCCAACACCATCGTACCATCAACGGGGCCAACTTTCATGGTTACTGCGCTTTCAATCGTCAAGAGCACAACACTTAGCATGGGCGCAAAAGTACTGTATCCGCGCCTTGTTCTCTACGCTGGCAAGAACGGCGTTTGCTTCCCGAGCCAAGAACGACTTGCGGAAGATATCGGCGTTACGGCCAGACAAGTTCGCCGGTATTTGGCCGAACTGCATGATGCCAATTTGATCGACTGGACGCGGACGAAAACGACCTGCAAGTTCGCGATCTACAGCTTAGAATTCCCAAGACCGGACAATAACGTCCTATCTGATAGGACAATAACGTCCACTCCAGAGCGGACAATAACGTCCGATAAAAAGATGTCTTTGAATAGAGGTTTGGTAAAAGATGTTGACATAGACTGCTCCCTTCCGAGGAAGCGAGCCGCTGACATTTCTCTTATGAAAGCAAAGCAGTATCCCGCGCTAAAGCACATGCTGGCACAATACCGGGCAACAACACAGAAGCCCAAACTTACCGATTACCCGTCAGATGCTTTAGTGGTCGAGGTCATGCACGCCGCGAATGGGCAGAGCGAAAGATGGGTAATGGATCAACTGAAGCACCTGCACGATGGCCGTGAGTTTTACTGGGGAGTTCAGGGTGGACCGTACTCATGGGCTTGGTTTCCGAAAGTGATTGCTCAACGCGATGCCGAGCAGGAAGAACGCCGCTACGTCCCCGATGCTTCTGAGGTCTGGGATTATGACGGTACGCGGGTTGTGAACTAATGGCAAAAGTGAAGATCACAGAAATTGGCCAACCGTGCCGACACTGCGAAACCCCAGTTGAGCGCAGAGAGCATAAGGTGGCCCCAAAGTCCCGTAAGGGCGGCTACTATTACGCTTGGTGGCTGGGGTGCCCCGGATGCAGCGCGATCTATATGGTGGAGTCAGCTAAGGTCATGCTCACACCACGCCCGCCCATAGTCGCATCAGCGTTTCTCAACCGAGTGAAGAACCGCGAAATCGTAGAACGCAATATTGCCGCAATGTTTGGCAGGCAGCATGGACCCAGCGACGATCTGAACGAGGTGCCGTGGTGAGGACGCCGCTAGAGTTGGCAAAAGGAATCGTTGCAGGTAGCCCCGAGAGTTTTAAGCGGTTGGTTGAAATTCGCCGCGAAGCTTTTCTGGTTGCTCAAGCACTAATCCGACGTGAGGAGGGCGTGGAGGTAAAACGGTACAGTCCGGGCAGTTGGCAATGCGTGGCATGCAAGTCGCTGTTCTCGAACGCGCCCAACTACTGCGATGACTGCGGTGCCCGATTCAAGTGGCCTAGCCTCGATTGAAGACGAACTTCATGAGCGCCCAGATGGCTACGATGACAGCGCAGACGCCAGCGCCAAACGCGCCCCACTTGGACTGCATACCTGCCAGCGCCCGAAGCTCGACCTGAATCCCGTCCATGCGGTCGTGCGCCAGTTTTATGGACGCAGCCTGCGCCAAGTTTGAGGCTTTTACGTCTTCGCGGAGTCCACGAAGTTCCTCGGGCACCGATTCGACAACCCGGCAGATTTTTGCCCAGTCAGGCGTGAACGTTACGTGCGTATCTTCGATCATGCGGGTGGGTCCTGACTTTCTGAAGTCACCGCAGGTGTTTTGGGCTTCGCCCCCGGCAGCGGCTGAGTCTCGATTCCGAGCGACTTCGTAGCGAACCCGAGGAACGCGCCGGCGAACCCGGCCAGCAAGTTTGAGAACACTTGAAACGTCTGCCCGTCGTTCGGGAAATATTTCTGGGTGTAGATAATGACGGCGGTGAAAAACACAATGCCGCCCAGCAGCAGTTTTAAGATTGGATCCAGACTCACGCTACCACCTCGATTTCAGTGTACTTCTCAGATGTCA